TAATCGTTTCAATACCTTGTACAATAGCATCATCAACATATTTTTTATTTGGAATGTCATCATCTTCTGTAATTTGTGCTTCATAATTATTTGTACCACTTACACTAATTACACCAGTACCACTGTTTATAAGATATAAATCTCCTCCTCCAGTAGCAATAGAGGTTGTAAATATTCCGTTAATTGCACCATTTGCTCTTTTAAAAACAAATGTTCCTGGTTTGTTAGTTTGACTTACAGGATCATTATGTGTAACCAACTCATCAAATATAAACAAAGCATCTGAAGCAGTCCCTCTATCAATTTGTATACCTGATGTATTTTCAGTAATACCTTGCCCTGATTCACCTTTATTTAAAACAATAATATTATCTGTAATATCTAAATTTTGTGAATTGACAGTTGTTTGTGTGCCTGCAACTTGTAGGTTACCTGTAGCAATAACATTACCAGTTGACCCCGTGTCAAGAGTAATAGTGCCACCATCTGGTACCTTTACTTTATAATTTCCTATATTTACATTTAGCGTTTTTGACATTTACAATTCCTTAAATAATGGGGGTAGTAAATACCCCCATAATATTATTATGCGTCTTCTGTGAAATCGTCGTCGTCTGTACCTGATAATGTATTATCATCACCAGCTTCTTCCATTCTAACTAAACCAGAGGCCGCCGCACCTGTTAGTGCATATTTAAGCGATGTTCCTGCTAATGCGTTTGATCCAGTAGCACTTGGAGATGCTAGTGTAACTTTACGTCCAGCAATTTTGCTTACGCCATAAGTTTCTGAATCAGCACCTTGTACTGAAATAGACATTTCACCTGAACTTAAAGCCGCAGGTAATACGCCAGTTTTTAATGTACAATCGAATGTTCCAGCTGTACCAATTTCTTCAACGCGGAATTTTTTTGATCCTAGTTGCTTTACGATAAAACCTTCTTTAACTGCTGAGCCGTTATGAAAGTTTACTTTGATTTCGTTTCCTGAAGCTGTAGGACCTGTGCCTGCTACTCCAAAAAGTCTTTTATTAAGTGGTCTTCCCATTTGTTTTCTCCTATAATAGTAGTCCAATCCGGGTTCTATCCGGTACGCTGTGGGTACAGCATAAGTCCGCCTCGCGGCACACTATCGACACAAGTATTTATCATTCCTAATATGATTAATAAAAAATCTTATATGATCAAAGTGAGTTGACAGAGTTTCAAAGAGTTCTATGTTTAAAGCAGTAGTACATCTATTATAACTTATTTTACCAATAGAGCTATAATAATCAATATCTATACCGTATTCTGGAAATATGCCAGTTACAAACAAGCATGTATCACCTAAAGTTTTAGCATCTCTCGAATGTCTTATTTCTAGCATAGATTCTGCAAATGTTTTTTTAGGGAGAAAATCCGACTTATCAACGTGAGAGGCAAGCAACAAAACAACATAGTGTTCGATGTACTCTGGCATTTCAATGCCTGTTCTATCACGTGTTTCTGTAACAACGTCATAGAAAGCTGAGGCGTACTCATCTCTCATACTAATATTTAGTCAAGAAAAAAGACGCCGAAGCGTCTTTTTAAAACATAAGCAAAATAGGGAGGACTCGGTTATACCTCCAACCCCTCGCCACAGATGCCATTCTGATAACCAGGGAACCTACTTCCGCTCGGTAGAGCGATGTGACTCAGCGTATTTCTACTACCAAGCCTGGGTACCACCCCTAAGTAGTCAAGTTCGACGCTCTGGTAAACGCCTCTTCCTTGCACTATATAAAAACTCTAGCTACAAGTTTTTAGCTTATGTATACACTATAGCAGACTTTATTCCTAAAGTCAACCTCTTTTTTACCAAAAATTTAAATAAAATATATCCAAAATAATACCAATTAGTGCCAAGGACGAGAGTAGAACCACTATATCGTGTATTCTCTCTTTTTTGATCATTCTAATGGTATATGGATCTGTATGTATTTCCATATTATATTTTTTGTAATCTTGGGTCGTCACTCAATATATTCTTTTCGCATCTTGGTCGAGACAAACGATTCCTAGCCATTTTTTCCATTATGGCTTTGTGAGCTAGTTTAGTCTTGATTTTTTTGCGAGCTATTTCGAAGTCTTTGTGATTCATAACACTCTCCTTTTTACAGTTAAGTGCGTTCCTTCGCTAATGCTACTTCCGGCCCGTAGGCTGAACGTATAATTATTTAGTCAAAAAAATAGGGCCCGTAGGCCCTATTTTAATTTTGTGTTTCTACTAAGAGACTTAGCTGAATGTTACGTTGGCAATTGAAACTTTGCCTAAGTAGTCAGCCGCGTTACCTAGTGAAGAAGCAACGTTTGATAGCTCAACATAGCCGTATCTTGTCATAAATGACACTACTGGCTCAAATGTTGATGGATCTAACACAACTCCACTTGACATTAGAGGAATGTAAGGAGCGTAGAACGCTGGTGCGTCTGATTCGCTTGATCCTTTGTATCCAACTAAAACGTCAGTTGAGTCGCCTGCATATGCGTCAACGTATACTTTCATTGCACCGTTAAGAGTACCAACCATTTTAGTGTTAGTTGGTGCTTCAAAAGTACCTTCAGTTGTACGTGCAAATGCACTTGTTGTTGCAGACTGTAGGATAGTTAATGCAAATGGGCTAACCACTGCATAGTTACCTGCGCCACGACGTGTTCTTGCCGCAATATCGTTAGCAACTTTGTTGATCATAACAGCTAATGCCGCATGTTCGTCACCTACGAATGTAGCAGTACCACTTACACCTGTTTGGTCATACGCTTGACCAGCTGTACCAGCTAGTGTACGTAGAGATGCTAAGATCTCTTGATCAATCTCAGCAGTTATTTCTTGGGCTAATGCCGCCATAACTTCTGCTTCGATGTCAATGCCTTGTTGTGCTTGAGCGTCTTGAGCCGCTTCAAAAGTCCAGCGAGCTGATAGCTTTCTGGTTTTTGCTTCGACTGTCTGCTTTAAGATCTGGATGCTTAAACGCTTTCCAGCTGTACCTTCAAGCGTTGCTGTAGCATCAGCTTTGTCGGTAGAACCGCCACCACTGTAGCCTACACCAATCTTGAATGGTGATAGAGCTTCTTCGCCCGCAGTCACATCATCTAATGTGTCTGAGTAACGTACTCTTAATGTGTGGATTTGACCCACTGGACCTGTCATTGGCTGTACACCAACTAATTCGTTGGCGATAACAGTTGGCATAACACGTCTGATTACCGGTAGGATAACTCTGTTAAGAGTTGCAACATTACCTGCTGAAGATGCACCCGCTGTAGCGGCCTCTGCCAAATACTTTTTAGTATTTTCTAGAGTCACGCCCATTACGGCTTTCTTATTGCCTTCTAGGCCTTCAAGAAGTGCAGTCTTAGTATCCTGCCAGCGACTTTCTAATAGTTCTGACATTTTTTTCTCCTTATTTCAATCCTGCAAGTCTTCTAATATCTACAACGTTATCAGGTGTAGATGTGCTTGCATCTATGTCATTGGTTTGTTTATTGCCTGTTACTTGTGTGCCTTCGGTAAGTGTTGCCTTGGTATCCTTGGCTGGAGTATTCCCTGCGATAACGCTTGGCATGTACTTATCGAAAGACTTTTGAAGTCTATCAGTTTGTACAGATTCCAGCAAGTCAGCCATGATTTCTCTTTGCCCTTGATTTAAAGGCGAAAGGAGTTCATTCATAACTTCTTTTCTCTTAGCTGTGTCTTTAGCAATTTTAATTTCAGCTTCTTTGCTTTCAACTAGAGTTGCTTTTTCTTCAGCCGCTTTTTTAGCTTCAGCTAATTGCTTATCTTTAAGATCAACTACTTTTAATAGTTTTGCAGTCTCGGACTTTTCATTAAGATAGCTGTTAGTGTATTCTGATGCAAAAGATTCGAAAATCTTACGTCCAAAATCATTCTTACGAGCTGAATCAATGTCTTCCTTCAATTGAGTCATTTCTTTGTTAAGACCTTTCTCAACTGTTTCTGCAACAATTTTAGTTGCGTCTTTGATAAACTTAGATTTAACTTTAGCTAGATGTTCTTTGGCTTCACGTACTAAACGTACTTTCGTGTCAGCCAAGTCCTTTTTATCTTCGTAAAACTCTGCAATTTCTTTAGATAATGAATCAACAACAAAATCTTCAAGTTTGGAAAATTTGCCTGCCATTGCTTTCTGATCTTCGTGTAGCTCGCCAATCTCTTTACTTAACTGTTGCACAACAAAATTCTTCATTAGATCAGCGTTTTCACGCATTGCTACTGCATATTTTGCTCTTGCTTCGGCTAGTTTTTGACGGTCATCTGCGAACTCAGTTAGCTCTTCGCCTAGTTTTTCTTCAAGCATTTTATCAATAGCTTCCACCATTGTTTGCTTGTCATGCTCGTACTTTTGAGCAAATTCTTCTCTAAGCTCAGCTGTGGCGCTCAAACGATTTTCTTTAATCTTTTGATCCCATGCTTGTTCGATTTCTGCTCTGATTTCTTCGGAAATAGCATTATTTTCAAAGAGTGCTTTCAGTGCATCTAACATTTATTTTCTCCTTGTTAGCGGAGACCGTTGATAATGTTAACCAACGATTCCTTTAAGTATTTCTGTGCCTTTTCGTCGCCATGTAGTTCGCGAGCCATATTCATTGCCTGATAGCCACCACGGCTATTTAATAAGTGTTCGTAAATGGGAGTTGGATATGCTCCCGGAGCACTTGGTTGAGCAACGGCATCAACAGTAATAATTTCAAACTCGCTGACCTCGCCGCTTCCATCTTCTTTAACATTTCCAGAGCCCCTAGATGAGACACCAATTTTGACGCCGTTATTAATCATTGTCGAAATTAATTGTCCCATAGGGGTTGGAATTACTTTAAGTTTTCCGTAACCGTTTGGGCCATCCATCCACATTTCTGTGATCATATGGCTTACACGATCTAAATTAATATTAAGTCCTTCAGGATGATCAACTTCACCTAGTACACTATATCCACCTTTAATCTGATCGTTGAGCGTGTTGACAGCTCTACCAATCTCAGTTACAGGATATACACGTTGGTTAGCGTTACGAACACCACCTTGTATGCAGATACCTTTTAAATACAGGTCTTTTCCACCTGATTCGTTTTCAGTAGTCTCGACGACCATTTTAGCTTGGTCGAATGATAGTGTTTCA